TTGTGGCATGGTGTTTTTGGAATCGAATATTGCATTGGTTCCTCGACATATGTGGAAGAACGGTCGCGAGGATGTGGAAATTCGCATTTCTCGTGGCACTAAACGTATTCAAGTATTCCATGCTATGATTTCGATTGCACATGCTGTTGCGATAGCCGATTCAGATATGAGTTTGGTTTATGTTCCAAATGCTGGATCATGGGCTGATTTGCGTGAATATTTACCGTTAGTGCGTTATGATGAAAATCGTAAAATACCTTTGCGGTTTATTTACAAGCATATGTGGAATGAAGTTATTCCTAAGCTTGTGACTAGTGATACGGTAGGTACCTTTGGAATGGTACACACCAATGTTCATAAAAAGTATTTCGGTGCTGAATATGTACTTGGTACTAAGACCGGTCCTGGTCTTTGTATGGGAACATTAGTAACCCGCACACATGAAGCTCTCATTGCAGGATTTCATGTTGCAGGTACTAATGGTGCACATAATGGTGCATTAAATATGATTACACGTGCCGAGTATGAACAAGCGCGAATGTTGTTGTCACAACAATCGGGTGTTTGTATTGGTGCGTCACAGGGAAAATTACAAGAGCAAACGTATGGCAAAACAGTTTTGATGTCAAAGACACTTCATGAGAAGAGTCCTTTGAATAAATTGCCTGCTAATGCACACTTAGATGTGTATGGCACTTGTGCTGGACGTGCCACATATTATTCGAGTGTGATTGAAACTCCTATAGCAGACTCTGTTTGTGAAGAGTGTGATGTCGAGAAACTTTTTGATAGACCCAAGTTTCATTTAGGTGATGCTTGGGAAAAATCATTATTAGTGTCATGTAATCCATCTATAGGAGTCGAGCCGTCGTTGCTTGTTCCTGCAGTGGACGATTATGCTCAGCATATGATAGGATGTGTTAAACGCATACCTGAATTAGCTGAATATGTTCGTCCGCTAACTCAAATGGAAAATATTTGTGGTATTGATGGATTGCGATTCATTGATAAGATAAATCCGCAAACTTCTATTGGGTATCCTTTGTCGGGAGCCAAGGAACGGTTTATTGAACGGCTTGATCCTGACGATTTTCCAGGTGTTGCTTGTCCTGCTAAATTGGATCAACAATTTTGGAACGAAGCAGATAGGATGGAAAATGAATATCGTCAAGGGAGACGATGCCATGTTCCTTTTAAGGCTTGTCTGAAGGATGAGCCGACACGAAAAACAAAAGACAAGGTGAGAGTGTTTCAAGCTTCACCAATTGCTTTGCAGTTGGTGATTAGGAAATATTACTTACCTATTGTCCGTCTTTTGTCTCTTTTTCCATTGGATGCTGAATGTGGCGTTGGTATTAATACCATGGGGCCAGAATTTAGTATTCTAGTGGAGCATATGAGAAAGTTTGGAGCTGATAGAATACTTGCTGGTGATTATAGTAAATATGATTTGCGAATGCCTGCTCAATTAATTTTGGCAGCATTTGATGTATTGATCATAATTGCCCAGCAATTTGGCTATTCTGAAGAAGATGTTATTATAATGCGGGGTATTGCTACTGATGTAGCATATCCTGTAATGGCTTATAATGGTGATCTTTTACAGCATTTTGGTTCCAACCCTTCTGGAC